CAATTGCAGGAAATGCAAGCCAAGCTAGACAAGGCCGAGGACGACAACGAGGCTAAGGAAAAAGAGATTCTGATTAAGGGTTATCAGGCTGAGACTGACCGACTAAAGGTAGTCCAGACGCAGATGGACCCAAATCAAGTGGCCATGATCGCCGCGCAGCTTGTCATGCAGACACTGCAAACCCCCGATCCCGCTCCGATGGAGCTAGAAGAATCCTCTTTCGAGGAAGCTGACTTGCCGCAGCAATACGGCATGGAGACTCAAAATGAGTAACGACCCTACGGACCCCCCCGTTGTTGAACAAACAGAAGAGGTGATTGCCGATCCGGTGGAAACCGGGGAACAGAGCGCGGAACCGGCAGCCGAGCAAACCACGGAAGAAAAGGGACCGAAAGACCCTGTAAAAGCCCTGCAAAGGCGAGTCGATAAGCGCACAGCGGATTTTTACCGCGAGAAAGCGCGAGCCGACCAGCTAGCGGCAGAACTGGAGCAAACGCGACAAGGGCGGCAAGAAACTCAAGAGTATGAGCCTGAGAAGGTTCAGAAACTCATTGAGCAACGTGCTGAACAAATCGCGCAACAGCGAACAGTGGCCGAGCGGGTAAACAAGGTTGAAGCGGAACTGCGCAAGGAACTGAAAGAAGGATACGACGATTTCTACGTCGATCTTTCAAGCTCTGGGCCTAGCGCGAAATCCCTCATTGAAACCGTGCTGGAACTTGATGACGCGCCTCGGGTAATGGCTCACCTAGCCAAGAACCGGGACGAGTTGTATGAGGTGCTGGAACTGACTCCGCGTCAACAGGCGTTGAAGTTGGCCCGCATCTCTGTGGCAATTGAATCCGCTGGAAAACAGCGAACTGTATCAACCGCGCCAAAGCCTATTTCACCCGTTGGCACCCGAACAGGGGCCACGGGGCTGAGTGACGATCTACCGATGGACGAGTGGATCAAGCGACGCAACGAAATGACACGGCGCAAAGCTGCTTAAAGGAGCACTTAAATGGCAAATACGATCCTCACCCCTACCATGATCGCGCGGGAAGCCCAGCGCATCCTGCATCAGAAGATCAACATGGTCGGCAACATGCAACGCCAGTACGACAGTCGATTCGCCCAAAAAGGCGCAAAGATTGGCACTACTCTGGACCTGCGTTTGCCCCCGAAGTACACGACCCGCACCGGGTCTACGTTCACCAGTCAGAACATTGTCGAACGCAAGGTTTCGTTGCCAGTCGCTACGGTGTACGGCATTGATACCACGATCACCGACGTTGAACTGACCATGAGCCTGGACAACTTCCGTGGAAACATCATCGAGCCCGCAATGGCTCAACTGGCGTCCACCATTGAAGCCGCTGCGCTGACCAGTCTGTACAAGTACGTGCCAAACTACACCGGCACCGTGTCTAGCCAACTGGACTATAAGAAGTTCCAGCAGGCCGGTCAGGTGCTGACTGAGAATCTGGCGCCGATGGACAACAACCGCACGTTCGGGTTGACCCCCGCATCGCGTGTTGAGTTCTCCGATGCTGTCAAAGGGCTGTTCCAGTCCTCTAGCAACATTGAAGAGCAATACCGCGAAGGTGTTGTCGGTCGCACTGGTGGTTTCAACGTGTTTGAAAACACTCTGCTGCCGACTCACACCCCTGGCACTTTGGCGGGCACTCCGCTGTCCAATGGTGCCAATCAGGGTAACGCGGGCACGGGTAACGCTTGGATTTCCACCTCCGACATCATCACCGATGGTTGGACGGCGGGCTCTGCTGTGTTGAAGGCTGGCGACATTCTCACCTTTGCCGGTGTGTTTGAAGTCCATCCTGAAACCAAGCAATCGCTGGGCAAGCTCAAGCGGTTCTCGGTGGTGTCTGATGTGACGGCTGACGGCGGCGGCGCTGCGACCATTACTGTGACTCCGGGCGTGATCGCTGGTGGTGCTTACCAAAACGTGACGAATCGCATTGCTGACAACAGCGCGATTGTTGCCCTCGGTACTGCGTCCACGGCCTACGGTCAGAACTTGGCATTCCACAAGGATGCTTTTGCTTTCGTGACCGCTGACCTCGACATCCCGCGTGGCGTGGACATGGCCGCTCGTGAAGTGTTCGAAGGCGTCTCCATGCGCTTCGTGCGCTGGTTCGACGGCGATGATGGCGTGTGGAAGTCTCGCTTTGACGTGCTGTGCGGATGGGCTCCGGTTTACCCGGAACTGGCTTGCCGCACTGTGTATCAGTTGACCTGATCGGACGGGAGGGGGAAACCCCTCCCTTTTCCAATGTACGTTTACGAACCATATCCCAAGTGGATCTACAAAGAAGGCCAATCTTTGCTTGTCAAAGATGCCGAAGAACATGCACAATACGGGGACTGGCTTGAGACGCCTGATTGCTCTACGGATGCAGCACAGGAACCGCAGCCTGAACCGGCAAAGCGGCGTGGCAGACCTCCCAAGGTGCCGACATGACTCAAGCCCTAGCCATCATCAATCGCGCCTATGACCTGATCGGGTACAAAGACCCCGACGAAACCCTTAGCGGGACGGATGCGCAGGCTGGATTGGATGCGCTAAATTCGATGGTTGACGCATGGCAAGGGATGCCGCTGTATGTTTACGCAACCGAATATATTGTCCAGACTGTTACGGGTGACCCGATCACCATCGGCACTGGTGGCGCTCTCAATGTTGAACGTCCTGTTTCTATCCCAAATGGCGGTTTTGTCCGTGCTGGGGGCATTGATTACGGCTTCGTGATGATTGACAGGGAGGCATGGGCGTCCATCTCTCTCAAGTCTCTCAATACACCGTGGCCATCGTTCTGTTACTTCGAGCCTGCCCTGCCTTTGGGCAATCTGTACTTTTATCCGCAGATGGTCAACATGGAGTTGCATCTGCCCATTCCGAAGCGAGTGCAAGAGTTTGCAACGCTGACCACTGACTATACGCTAGAAAAAGGCTACCGCGCCGCTCTGGAGTATTCGCTAGCGGAAGAGCTAGCCCCAGGGAAACGCCCACTTGATCCGCTGATTGCACGCAAGGCCGCGCAGTATCGGAAAGCCATCCAGCGCAGTGAAATCCCGCTATTGAACAGCGAGGCCGGGCTACTTTCAACCCCATATGCTGGCTACTCTAAGGCACTGTTCAACAGTGGCTGGATGTCATGAAAGTCCCGTTCTGTGGCCCTTCTTCTACGGTGCGTAGTATCGACGCTGACAATCAGCGCTCGGTCAATGTGTACGTGGAGATGGACAACGCTAGCCCGCGTGCGCCTGTGGCCTTGTATGGCCGGCCGGGGATGGTTCTTGAATATCAATTCCTGAGTGGCCCAGGCTCGACCGGAGAGGTTCGCGCACTGTTTCCGATTGAAGGCGGATATTACGTCTTTGTCAGTAATGACGTGTATTGGATCACTGGTGGCGCGGCATCACTTGTCGGGACAATCGGCACCAGCACAGGGAGGATTGGCCTTGCATCAAACGGTACGCAGATCATTGTGGTCGATGGATTGTATGGTTACGTCATCACGACAGCCATCAACACCATTGCCACAATCACAGACCCTGATTTCCCTAATGGAGTTACATCGGCCAGCTTCCAAAACGGCTATTTTGTCGTATGTGGCGACGGATCGGGCCAGTTCTTTATCAACGAAACCGCCAACGATGGAACAGCCTGGAACGGCCTAGACTTTGCCAGTGCTGAGGGGGCTCCTGATCCAGTTATCGGGAACCTTTCCCTTCAGAACGAACAATGGATTTTTGGCACTCAGACCGTTGAAATCTACACGTTCACGGGAAACGCTGATTTCCCGCTTGAACGCTCTGGAAACACGTTCATCGAGCATGGCTGTATGGCCGCAGGGACCATCAGCAAGATTGACAACACCGCATACTGGCTTGGACAAGACTCCGTGGGCTTTGGCACCGTCTGGAGGGCTCAGGGATACACGCCTGTTCGCATCTCTACACACGCTGTAGAAAAGGCCATTCAGAGCTACGCCAACGTATCGGACGCCTTTGCCTTCTCTTTTCAGCAAGAAGGGCACCTGTTCTATGTCCTGACCTTCCCAAGTGCGAATGCAACATGGGTCTATGACGTTGCGACAGGGCTATGGTTTGAATGGGCCTCTACTGACCAACAAACCGGACAGCTTAACCGTTGGCGTGCGAACTGTTTTTGTATCTCAGGGCAGAAACTGCTAGTCGGCGACTATCGCAGCCCGACCATTTACAGCCTAGACCTGAACACGTACACCGACGACGCAGACTACATCACGCGACTGCGCAGAACGCAAACGCAATCAGACACCGAGCAAGACCGGCTATTTTTTACCCGATTGCAAGTAGACATGGAAACCGGCGTAGGTCTCGCAACCGGACAAGGCTCTGACCCTGTGATGATGATGCGCTATTCCAACGATGGCGGGCACACATGGTCTAACTACAAAACCAGCACTATCGGACGAACGGGGCAATATGCTGCCCGCGCAGAGTTTCGCCGCTTGGGTGCTGGCAGAAATCGTATCTGGGAAATCAGCATGACTGACCCGGTGAAATTCGCCGTTTTGGGCGGCATTGTTGACGTGCAAAAAGGAAGCGCGTGATGGCCGCGATTGACCCAATCGAGTTCGGAAAACTCATTGCCGAAATGGAATCGATGAAGTCTTCCATGAAGAAGATGGAGAACCAAATGGAGACCATGATGGCGTTGGTCAATCAAGGCCGTGGCGTATTTTGGGTGGCCGTCATCATGGGGGGGGCGGTTTCCAGTTTGGCGACGTTTGTGGTGACCAAAATGCAATGGCTTGCCGGAGTCATGAGGTAAATCATGGGACTAATGGACGCACTCCAAGACCCGTTATTCTGGCGCGATGTACGCCGGAATGCCAAAGACCTCGGGCAGTCTGCAAGCAATGCCGCGCTGTCTAACGTCACTGGCCCGGTGGACATGGCAAATAGCCTGCTTGGATTGCTTGGCATCAAGTCTGCCGAACCTGTTGGCGGCGCAAAGTGGGCGGAACGTGTCGGACTGTCCAAGCCTGTGGGAACTGGCCTGCCCCAAGTTGTAGGCGAGACGCTGGGCCTTGTCGCCCCGTTTGCTGGTGCCAGAGCCCCACAAGTGGCTAACAAGCTCCTAGAGTACACAGACAACGTAATGGCACCGAGCGCAGCTAATCAAGCCGCACGGAACCAGCTAGGCGCTATTGTTTACCACGGAAGCCCGCACAAGTTTGATCGCTTTGATGCGTCAAAAATTGGAACGGGTGAAGGTGCGCAGGCTTACGGGCATGGGTTGTATTTTGCTGAGTCGCCAGAGGTTGCTGGCAGTTACCAATCTGCGCTGTCATACAAAAACAATGCGTCGTTGGTCAAAAACGGCCCCAACAGCTATGACGTAATCGCGCCGGATGGGACAAAAATCGTTGAAGGCGTTTGGCTTGGAAAAGCCAGCAAAGCCAAAGATGCGTTTGATGCCTCTCAAAAAGGCGCCCTCTACAAAGTAGACCTCCCCGACAACGCAATAGCCAGAATGCTGGATTGGGATAAGCCGCTGAGTCAGCAGACGCCGGAGGTGCAGGCGGCGTTAAAAGCGGCTGGTGTGGCAGACATTGACAATTGGGCACAAACAGGTCTTCGCGGTTCTGAGGCATACAAGCGCGCCAAAATGGGCGCTCCGGCAAAACTTCCTTTGCGTCAAATAGATGATGAAATTTTCGCAGCGCAAAAATTGCGAGCGGCAGGCATTCCCGGAATCCGCTACCTAGACGCCGGATCACGGGGCGCAGGCGCAGGAACGTCTAACTACGTGGTTTTTCCAGGGGAAGAATCACTGCTCAAGATTTTGGAACGTAACGGGATGGCTCCGTGAACCTAGCTTCATTTCAATCACAAGCCAGAGCGGTAACGCCTGACGGACGGCTAACGCCTGAGTTTCTCCGGCTGCTTTCTGCTTTGCTGCGCAATGTGACCGCACTGACAAACGATCAATCGCTAGACGTGTTTGCGGCTGACTCTGGTGGCGATGTAGCCAGCGAAGTAATGGGTTATGAGACTGTGACCCAATCAACAACCGAAGCGCAGGACGTATGCGCAGACGTCATGCAGCCACTGCCTACCAATGCGCGTGACCTTGTTGGCGACACATTGGCTAGTGGCGTCGAAAACTCTGCGCTGAAAAAGACGACACGCGGCCTAGCCGGAGAGGTGCGGTTTGACGTCGAGAACTCCGACAGCACGGCGGCGGCATTCTCTGGCTACGGCTGGCGCGACTTTTCCGCACTCAAGTGGAAGATGCTTTACAGCGCAGACGGGACCGGAGAAATCCGCCTGATTGACGAAGGCACCGGCAACGTGATCCAAAAATGGACGCCAACACTGACGACCGTTGGAAACCTGCGGATTGACCAGACGCCAACATCGGCGGCGACAGCACAAAGCCATTACCTGACCATCAATCTAAACGGCACCGATTACAAAATGCTGCTAGGAACCTGACATGCTGAGACTACCTAAACAACTGGCGAGCGCAGAACTGACGACAAGCACGGTTGACCAATACACCGCGCCGACAAACAGCCGCACGACCATCAGCGCATGTACTGTGACCAACAAGTCTGCGACAGCGTATTACGTGACCATCACGCAAACGCCTAGCGGCGGCAGCGCTCGAAACCTTGCATACCGTGTGACCGTCCCGGCTGGTGGTGTGTATGTTGCGTCCGGTGTTGTCGGTCAGACGCTAGACACTGGCGGCAAGATTTCAGCTCTAGCAGAAGCTAATAGCGCATTGGATTTCACCATGAGCGGGTACGTTACAACGCTTCCGAGCGCATAAGGGGGTCATATGTTTGGAGAAATGTTTCTAGGTGCGATTGCCGGGCCTGTTCTTAGCGGCCTATTTGGTTCGGAAGCATCTTCTTCCGCAGCTGACACGCAAGCCGCAGCCGCTGACCGTGCGACCGCACTGCAAAAAGAAATCTTTGATCTGCAACGCGCAGACCAAGAACCTTTCCGACAAGCAGGGCTGACGGCACAAAACCGTTTGCTTGACATGCTCGGTCTATCCGGCAACACCGGAGCGCAGGGCTACGGGTCTTTGATGCGCGACTTTGGCATGGAAGACTTCAAGGCCGATCCTGGCTATGGTTTCCGCGTCAGTGAAGGACAAAAAGCTATTGAGCGCGGCACGGCAGCACAAGGCAGGCTAGGCAGCGGGCGGTACTTGAAAGACCTGACCCGCTTCGGGCAGGACATGGGCAGTCAAGAGTACGGCGCAGCATTCAACCGCTTTCAGGCCAATCGGTCCAACAAGCTGAACCCGCTGCAAGCCTTTGTTGGTCAAGGCCAGAGCGCGACCAATGCTATCGGCAACGCTGCGGGGCAGTATGGTCAAAGCGCAGGGGCAAACATGATCGGTGCTGGCAATGCTCAAGCAGCGGGACGGATCGGATCGGCCAATGCTTTGACGGGTGCCTATAGCCAATACCAAAACAACCAGTTCAACAATCAACTGATGAACTTTCTAAAGCGGCCTAGCTCTGGCGGCTATGGTGGCGGCTTTGGATCGCCTGTAGGATCTGACGGAATCAACAAGGTGTCTGGTGAATATTACGGATCGCTGGAGTTCTAACCATGCCAATCGACGCAAGCATCCCCCTTCAATACCGACAGCCTCAGTTTGAATCGCCAATCAACAAACTGGCGCAGGTCATGCAGCTACAAGGCATGCAAGACCAACAGATGGAAAGACAAGTAGCGCGGGACGAACAGAACCGGCTTAAAACGCTGCTGGCGAGCCCGACCGACGATCTAGGCGCGGCGCTGACCCGTGGCGGCTTTCTGCCGCAGGCGCAGGCTTACGCAAAGACGCAAGCGGAGATCAATCGGGAAAAGCGCGAAGCTGAGAAAGCCACGCGCGAAGGGCTAAAGTTCGATTTTGACCGCACCAAGGGCATTCTTAGCGAAGTGAAGAACGCTGTCACTGCGCTGAAAAGCAACCCAGCTAGTACGCCTGAAATGGCGGCGCAAGCGGCACTGCAGATTGGGCAACTTTTCAAAATGCCGGAAGAACAGATTCGCGGCATGATTGCCAAGATCCCGCAAGACCCAGCCGATTTCCGTCGTTATCTTGACGATGAAGAAAAAAGCATGCTTACCGCAGAACAGCGCTTGACGCTGTTTGCTCCAAAGCTGCAAGCTGTACCGCGTGGAAACGTCACTGACATCATGGACTTGTCAGGCCTTAGCCCAACGTCTGGCAGGACCATGCAAAGCGTCGAGATGGGTCTTACTCCGGGAGAGAGGCGGCGTTCAGAAGACACGCGGCGCGGTCAAAACATGGTCGATGCGCGTGCAAACGAAGCCAACAACACGCCGCAATACATGGAAACCGAAGGCGGCATTATTGCCCTGCCTAAGCGCGGCGCTTTGGGTGGCCCGATTGTGGCTACTCCAGTCATGGGCGCAGACGGCAAGCCACTGGCTGGCAAAGGCTCCAAAATGACGGAGGATCAAGGTAAAGCTACCGGCTGGCTGATCCAAGCTGACAACGCATGGAAAAACATGCAAGCGGCCATGGCAAAAGATCCATCCGTAGCGCAAAAAGGCCTTCCTGATGCTTTGGCGGCTATCCCGTCAATGGGCTTTACCGGAGCGGTTGCCAACACAATTCGAGGCGCGGAACGGCAGAAGTTTATTCAAGCTACTGAGTCTCTGTCTGAGTCTTTGCTGCGTGCAGCTACAGGCGCTGGTGTAAATCAAGATGAAGCCGCGCAGAAGGTGCGCGAATTAACACCAGTGTTTGGCGAAAGCGCAGAAACGACAAAGCAAAAGATGGCCGCTATCCCGCTATACATTGAATCGCTTAAGGTGCGTGCGGGGCCTGGAGCTAAGTTAGCTGCTGGGGTGTCTTCTGGTGGGGCTCCTAGCGGGGCTTCAAACATTGACGCGCTTTTGAAAAAATACGGGCAATAAATGGCAACACTAGACCAACTTTCAGCGGCCCTTGTCAACGCTTACAAGGCGGGTGATGTTGAAGCTGCGCGAACTTTAGCGGCGGAGATTAAACGCCTACGAACTACCGCAAACCCTAATGAGTTTGCGTTTGATCCTGCCCGCGATATGTCGGGAGGCCAACGGTTTTTGGCTGGGATGGGTAAATCCGTGGTTGACACTGCGCGAGGTATCGGCCAAGCCATTGGGCTAACGGATCGCGGCGATGTGGCCGAATCGCGCAGGCTTGACGCGCCATTGATGAAAACAGGCGCAGGCACTGCGGGCAACATTACCGGCAGTGTGTTGACCATGCTCCCAACTGCGTTTATCCCCGGTGCTGCTACGCTACCCGGTGCGGCTGCTATTGGTGGCATGACTGGATTGCTTGCGCCTAGCGTATCCACTGAAGAAACGCTAAAAAACGCCGGGATAGGCGCGGCGGCGGCTCCTGCTGCAATCATGCTAGGCCGTGGGCTTGCTGCTGGCTATCAAGGAGCTAAGGGGCTTGTAGAGCCTTTCTACAAAAGCGGGCAAGATCGCATTGCGGCGCGGGTGCTTCAATCGTCGGCTACAGATGCCGCCAAGGCCAGCGCAGCACTCAAGAACGCAAAACCGCTAGTTCCCGGAAGTTCTCCAACTGTTGCGCAAGTCGCCAACGATCCGGGGCTAGCGCAGCTTGAAAGAACCCTGCTCAACAATCCCGAGATGGCTGGTCCATTGCAATCGCGCTTTGCAGAACAACGCGCAGCACGGGCCAAGGCTCTAAGCGACATTGCCGGGACGGATGAGTATTACAACGCCATCAAGGAAGGTCGCAAGGTTTTTGCAAAAGAGGATTACGCCAAAGCCCTAGAGCAACCGATTGACCTGCAAATGGCTAAGGCGATTGCACCGCAGTTTGAGAGTCTGATGGGGCGTCCGTCAATCAAGAACGCGCAAAAGGTGGCACAAGACTTGGCGCGAGAGTCTGACATTGCACTTAATGACTTTACATCTTTGCAGGGGTTGGACTGGCTGAAAAAGGCTTTGGACAATCAAATCAGCAAAGCAGGACAGCCCGGATCATCCATCGGCAAAGGTGAATTGAAAGCCTTGGTGCAAACCAAAGACGACTTGCTAAACACCATTGAAGCACTGGCACCAGGTTACAAAGAGGCCAATGCGTCATTTGCTCAAATGTCCAAGCAAGTCAACGCCATGGATGTGGCTCGGGCGCTGCAAGACAAACTCTACAAGCCGGGTTCTGAGTATGGAAGCGCACGGGAGATGGCAGACGCTTACAAAACGGCGCTGTCAAACGCTGTAGAGTCTGTCAAGAAACCGACAGGCATGAATATGGCGCTGTCCGATGTGATGCCTACGGCTGACGTTGCAGCATTGGAAAACATTGCCCGTGACCTTGCAAGGAAACAGTTTGCTGAAGGTGCTGGCCGCGCTGTTGGCTCTCCGACTGCGCAAAACATGGCAAGCCAAAACGCTCTGCGCCGGTTTCTTGGTCCGACTGGACTGCCTGAATCGTGGGCAGAAAACACAATGCTCGGCACTTTGCTTGGAAGGCCGATCCAGTTTGCGGCAAAAGCCGCAGAACCTCGCATTCAAAACCGGCTGGCTGAGTTGCTATTGAATCCAGAAGAAGCCGCAAAGATGATGGCGATGCAACAGTCTTTGCCCATTTCGTCCCGCATTGGCATGCAATCGCAGCCATTCCTTACTAGCGGATCGCTAGGGCTGCTCATGTCCAATCGGGCGCAGTAAAAACGATTTCAATGCTCCATCAGGACAGTAGCGACAAAAAATGCACTTGATACACCAAACCAAAAAGAAAAACGCAACCGCAATAAACGGTTTGAGTATCAATGCTATGACCCATTCCATGCCCACATTCTAAGGACCAATATGACCGGCGTCATCCAAACCAATCCAAAAGTGCAGTTTCTTGCTGCTGACGGTGCCCCACTTGTCGGCGGGAAGCTCTATACCTATCTGGCCGGAACCTCGACCCTTGAGACGACTTGGCAAAACCAAAACCAGTCATCGGCAAACACAAACCCGATCATCCTTGATGCGCGGGGCGAGGCTGTTATCTGGTTGGACCCTGCAAAGGCGTACAAATACGTATTGCAGACCTCGGCCAGTGTTGCAGTCTGGACGGTTGACAACATCACCGGAGCAACGCCGGGGACGTTTATGACCGTTCTGATCGGCCCAGGTGGCGCGGCTTTGATCGGCATGAAGAGGACCGATCTATCTAACGCGGTTGAAACAACCCTCCAGCTTTGGCACGATGCCAATTTTGTCAACCTACTGGGCGACTATTTGGACGGCGCAGTGGGCACCACGGCTGCAAATACCACGGCACTCAATAACGCAATCAGCGATCTGTCAGCCGGTGGGACCATCTACATCGGCCAAGTTGTGGGAGATTTCAACCTCAACCCGATCACTGTAGGAAGTCCCAATATCCGCATTGTGATGGACCCATGCACAACCCTGCGTTGGCAAACTCTTGGGTCAGCGGTTTACGCTTTGAATGTGACAGCTAACAATTTCGAGATTGTTGGCGGCGCTTTGCGGGGGCCTTCGGCTGGCAGCTACGTTGCAAACGAAAATGGTATCCGCATGGTTGGTTCAAGCACATCAAGCCGCCTTAGTGGCTTGAAGGTTCGCGACTGTGAAATCTACAATTTCGGGGCGCATGGTGTCTATGCTCAGTTTGTCAACCGCATTGATGTGCGGGATAACTACATGCACGATTGCGGGCTTGCCGGTGCGATGTTCCTGTCCTGTGATGACGGCAACCTGATTGACAACACGGTGGACAACATCACGCCCGGAGCAGCATCAAACATGTACGGGCTTTCGTTGACGCACGACAGCACCGGATATGCTGGCGGCGGAAAGCTAGCAACCAATCCATTCTGCCGTGGCTGGAATGTGCAGGGCAATGAAATCAGCCGCATTAACTGGGAAGGCATTGACACGCATGGCGCCTATGAAGTTCAGATTATGTTTAACCGGGTCTACTCCACTAAGCTGGGGATTGCACTTTGTTCGAGCAGTGGAGCAGCCGCCAACTATGCTGGCTACCAAAACACTTGTATCGGAAACATTATCGACGCCAGAAACAAGGACGGCACCGCATCAGGCTATGAAAACACCGGCTACGGTATTAACTTAAACGGTGGCAGCACTGAAAAGAACCGGCGCATTGTGTGTACTGGAAACATTCTCCATTACAAAGGCATTATCAGCAATACGTCAAGCGGGGCAATTCAAGCAAACTATGCCGACAACATCACCATTGCAGATAACGTCATTGACAACTGGGGGGGCGCTGGCATCTATTACGCCACGATGAACGGCGTTGTATCAAGCAATACCATCGGAGACGCAGCGGACGCGGCGGACACAAACAAAGTCTGTATTTTTGACGGCGACAGTCTTGGCCGGGTTTCTTTGATTGGAAACAAACACATCGCAATAGCTGGAAGAACTGCGGCATATGGATTCAGACAATCCGGGTCAACCTATCGTGCATACCTAGCAGGCAATGATTTTGCTCGGGCTACCGTCAGGATTTTGACAAGCGGAGGATCAAATTGGACGCGGGGCGTTGATCAAACAAACTACATTACAGAATCAGCAGGCGCAACAACCATTGATGTCTCTGAATTGATCGGCGCTCTGGGCGTTGTGTACCTGACCAACGCCGGTACATACACAATCACAAACCTGACCAACGCAGTTGAAGGGCAGATTGTTAAACTCTACAACGCCGGAGGCGGCACAATCAGTTTTGATCGTTCAAACGCACGGCTTGACGGGTCAGCTACACAGGTGCTAACCAGTTACGACAGCATCGAATTGATGAAGTCTAGCGCTGAATGGATTCAGACTGGCAAACTCTGCGCGAACGGTTGACATGATTTCAGCTCTTCTCTCATTTCTTGGCGGCTCCGTCTTTCGCATGCTTTGGGGCGAAATCGCCTCATGGATCAACAAAAAGCAGGACCATACGCACGAAATTGAGCGCATGAAGCTGCAAGGAGAACTAGAAGCCGCGCAGCACGCTCGGAACTTGGAAGCGATCAAGATCCAAGCGGAGCTAGGCGTGAAGGTCATCGAGGCCCAAGCACAATCGGCGGTTGACCAGCTAGAAGCGGAAGGATGGTTAGAGGCCGTCAAAGCTACAGGGCGGAAAGTCGGGATTGCATGGGTTGACGCCTGGAACGCTGTCATTCGGCCGGGTGTCGCTACGTGGGCAATCTTCATGCTGACCTGCAACGAGTTTGGTGCCTTTGTCATCACCGACGAAACCGCCTCGGTATGCTTTGCTGCGTTGGGCATTTACCTTGCGGATCGCACGCTAGGAAAACGGGGCAAGTGATGGACGCTATCCAAGTCGCCGCAGAGCTTTGCAGGCGCTTTGAAGGCTTCTATCCGCGCCCGTACCTGTGCCCTGCTGGCGTGCC